GGACAGCGCATCCAGATCATACAATCCTCAAAGCAATGGTTGCCGAACGTGCAATTTTCTTCGTTCTTTTACCATTCATGCGCTTTAATGGTGACGCTGGAATGCGAACGGTCAGTGCGGATATAAGCAGAGATGAACAAATTCACGTTGCTGCCAATAGCATTGTTTGTCGGGAGCTGGGGCTTACTGTCAGTCCTTCTCTTGATAAACTCCGCAAGGCAACTATCAATTGGGTAATGCAACCTTTAGGTATTAATACTACCGATAAATATTTGGATAAAAAATTTTGGCTGGATTCTAGTGATCGCTTAATGTATGAGGGCAAGGCTCCTGAGCTTTCCGCAACTAAAGCAGCAAGAATGCCAGCGTTCTTTGAGCATAGTAATGTCAACCTCCCCCAATACGCTTGAAGTCTTAGGGATGCAGTCCCGTGGACTCATACACCAATTAGAAGAATCATTTCCACCAACTAACCCTAACCCTGAAGATACGATGGAAAAAATTATGTATAGATCCGGGCAACGTAGTGTTGTGGAATGGATCATTAATTATATGGAGGAAAATTAAATGAGTTTTATCGAAAGATACGGTGGCAACACTGACACTATGCGTCACTCTGGTATGAAAGGAGTGCAAGCAGCAATTGATGCTGGACTAACTGTCCGTCAAATCCAAGCACAAGCTGCACGTGAAGGTATTAGTTTTGGACAAAAAGCACGTGACTATCTCAATGCACGTAGTAATACGTTCATTGGTAAGTACGGTGGCAATGAAGGAACGATGGCTCATGCAGGTTTGCAAGCTGTAAGTGCTGCTAGTCAGGCTGGATTGTCATACGATGAGATGCGGAAACAAGCTTCTGCAGAAGGTGTGGCTTTTCAAAGTGGAGCACAACAAGTGTTCAGACAATATGATGCACAACAAGCTGAATTGCAAAGACAACGTGAAGCTGAGCAACGTCAAATGGAAAGACTAAGACAGATGGAAATTGGTCAGCGTACCCAAGCAGCTAATACAGCAAGAGCAGGGCTTGAAAGTAAGTTTCAAATTAGCTCTGGTTCTAAATCACCAAAAACTGCAGGAACACAAGGGTTTAAACGCAGACAATTGCAAGTAAACCCAACTGCTTATAAAGCTATCGCCGCTGGTTCAGCACAACAAGCACCATTACCTGGAGTAATTAACGTCTAATGACTGCTAAAACACGTTATGATAGATTGTCTTCAGACCGTTCCCAGTTTTTAAACACTGCTAGACAAGCAGCAGATCTAACTTTACCTTATCTTATCCGAGAAGACGAGACCTATACTAAAGGCTCGTTAAAATTAACAACACCGTGGCAATCACAAGGAGCTAAAGGTGTGGTAACACTTGCAAGTAAATTAATGCTTGCATTGCTACCACCACAAACCAGTTTCTTTAAGCTACAGGTAAATGATATTAATATTCCTGGAGAATTAGGACCAGAGATTAGATCAGAACTAGACTTGTCATTTGCTAAAGTTGAACGTACCATCATGGAATCTATTGCAGCTTCCAGTGATCGTGTTGTCGTTCATCAAGCATTAAAGCATCTTGTAGTAGCTGGTAATGCTCTTATCTTTATGGGTAAGGATGGGCTTAAGCTTTATCCTTTAAACCGATATGTAGTAGATAGAGATGGCAACGGTAATGTTATTGAAATTATAACAAAAGAAACAATATCAAAAAAACTATTAAAAAAAAATTACCCTGAATACAAAGAGCCAAAACCTAATACACCAAGCGATAACTCATCACGTCATGATGATGAATGTGATGTTTATACACACTGTATTAGAGACAACAACCGCTGGGTCTGGCATCAGGAGGTAGACGATCAGGTGCTGCCTAAGTCAATGAGTAAAGCACCCCTTGACGCAAACCCCTGGCTTGTGCTACGATTTAACCACGTAGACGGTGAGGTCTACGGACGTGGTAGGGTAGAAGAATTCATTGGTGACCTAAAGTCACTTGAAGCTCTGTCACAAGCACTGGTTGAAGGCAGCGCAGCAGCTGCTAAGATAGTGTTTACCGTGTCACCCTCCAGTACAACCAAACCATCAACGCTTGCTAAGGCAGGCAATGGTGCAATCATTACAGGTAGACCTGATGATATTGGTGTGGTACAGGTTGGTAAGACGGCTGACTTTCAAACTGCTTATCAAATGGTAGGTACTTTAAGTCAACGATTGAGTGAGGCATTCCTTATTCTTAATGTAAGACAATCTGAACGTACTACAGCTGAAGAAGTTCGTATGACTCAGATGGAATTAGAACGTCAACTTGGCGGATTATTCAGCCTACTAACTGTTGAGTTCCTTATACCTTATCTTAATCGTAAACTAAACGTTGCACAAAAAACAGGTGAGATACCACGTTTACCTAAAGGTGATATTGTCAAACCTACTATTGTTGCTGGTATCAATGCTTTGGGTCGTGGTCAAGACAGAGAAAGTCTTGCACAATTCCTTACTGTTGTTGCACAAACAATGGGACCAGAAGCTATTCAACAGTATATTAATTCTGAAGAAGTTGTTAAACGTTTGGCAGCATCATCTGGTATTGATGTATTGAATCTTGTTAAGAGTATGCAAGAGAGGCAACAAGAGCAGCAACAAGCTATGGCACAACAACAACAGATGATGGCACAACAACAAGAGCCACAAATGGCTGCTGTTGACCAGAAACGTGAGCAAGCTGAAGCACAGATGATGCAACAACAACAACAACAACAACAACCACCAATTCAATGAGCGAAACACTAACACTAAATGATGCACCCGCTGATCAGCCTGAACTTAATGCTGATGAGCAAGAGTCTCTCGCTGTTGCCGAGGCTAACGAAGGGGAACAACAACAGCTACTAGCAGGTAAATTTCAAGACACACAATCTCTTGAACAAGCTTACCTAGCATTACAAAAGAAACTTGGTGAACCACGTGAAGAAGTGGAAGCCGGTGAAGAACGAACAGAAGAACAATCCACTGACGAACAAGAAGAGGCGCAAGAAGAAGCAGATCCTGGTAAACTAACAGAACAGCAAGCCAATCAATTATTTGATATGGTTGGTGGTGAGTCTAGTTACAAGGATATGTTGAATTGGGCTGGCGATTCTCTTTCTAAAGAAGAGATTGAGATGTACGATTCAGTAATGGCTGATGGTAATGCTAATGCTATCTTCTTTGCTGTACAAGCATTGAATGGTAAGTATACAGATGCTGTTGGTAAAGAAGGCCAGCTATTGACTGGACGTTCTGCAGCACCTGCTGCTGATAATTCATTCCGTAGTCAATCTGAACTTGTAGCAGCTATGAGTGACAAACGTTACGATAGTGATCCAGCATATCGTTCTGACGTTATGCGTAAACTTGAAAACTCTGACCTAGAATTCTAATGACTGTTACCACCAACGATCGCGGACAACAAAACCTCTTCGCAAAAGAACCTACCATGTACACTGACGAAAACTACACTGTGAATCATAACGACAAAGCAGAAAAACTAAACGGTCGCCTAGCTATGCTAGGTGTGATGGCTGCGCTTGGAGCGTATGCACTAACTGGTCAAATTATCCCTGGAGTATGGTAATGCCACAAGGTAAAGGAACTTACGGATCACAGAAAGGTAGACCACCTAAGAAAGGCACTAAAAAGTAATGGCTAAGAAAGGTCTCTACGCTAATATCCATGCTAAACGCATGCGTATTAAACAAGGTTCTAATGAAAAGATGCGTAAACCTGGTAGCTCTGGCGCACCCACTGCTGCTAACTTTAAACGCGCTGCAAAAACTGCTAAGAAAAAATGATTGACTGCCCACAATGTACTGTACAACAGCAGTACGTTCTAGAACAACTACAGACATCTGCTGGTGTTACAGATCGAACTGCTCTTGCTGTCATTCTGGGTAACATCTATCAAGAGTCTACATTTAAACCCAACATCTGCGAAGGCGGTGCAATCGTACCTTATGATCGTTGTCTTCGTGGAGGTTATGGTTTAATCCAATGGACTTCAAAACATCGTTACCTTGGTCTTGGTACTTTCTGTGCTAAACGTAATGATGATCCAAGTAGTTTGGAATGTCAAACTGCTTACTTAATAGATGAGATGAAGTTTAGGAATGATCTTAGTGCTTTTCAAACTCCTCATCAAACAATACCCTATTACATGAATGCTGCCTACCATTGGTTAGGCTGGGGTATCCATGGTAATAGAACAAAACATACTTATTCTTTTTTAACTAAACTACAATGAAAATTCTTGCTATCCTCCCCGCTGCTTTGTTTGCTGCTTCCCCTGTACTTGCAGGTCCCTATGTTAACATTGAGAACAATGCTGGATTTACTGGTTCTAACTTCAATGGCCACGCCACAGATTTTCACCTGGGGTATGAAAACAGTGTGAACTTCGGTTCATACTACGTGCAGGCTGGACCCACAATTTTTGCACCTGATGGTGGTGAAGAAGAAACTAAACTGACTGGTAAAGTCGGTGGTTCTATCCAAGCAAGTGAGCGTGTCTCTGTTTATGGAGAACTGTCTGCTGCTTTCGATTCAGATGAAAATGATTACGGAACAAAGCTTGGTGTCAAGTATAGTTTTTAATAGCTAAATAGATTTAATGGAGGGTGCAATTCCCTCCCTAGCTTTGGACAGCCAAGTCTTTAAAATGGTCTTACTTACTAGAACAAAAAAACAATGAACTATTACTTAAATGACCGCTACTATTTCGCTACAGCAACAACAAAAAAATATATGGAATAACTTCTGTGACTGGGTAACCAGTACTAACAACCGACTGTATGTTGGTTGGTTCGGAGTCCTGATGGTTCCAACATTACTAGCAGCTACAACCTGCTTCATCATTGCATTCATTGCAGCACCACCCGTAGACATCGATGGCATTCGTGAACCAGTTGCAGGATCGCTCCTGTACGGAAATAACATTATATCGGGAGCAGTTGTCCCGTCTTCAAACGCTATCGGACTTCACTTCTACCCCATCTGGGAAGCAGCAAGTCTCGATGAATGGCTTTACAACGGCGGACCATTTCAACTGGTCGTCTTTCACTTCCTTATCGGTATCTACGCTTACATGGGACGCGAATGGGAACTTAGTTATCGACTTGGTATGAGGCCCTGGATCTTTGTTGCATACTCCGCACCCGTGGCAGCGGCATCCGCTGTATTCCTTGTTTATCCCTTTGGACAAGGTTCTTTTTCAGACGCTATGCCTCTTGGCATTTCCGGTACTTTTAATTATATGTTGGTCTTCCAGGCTGAGCACAACATCCTCATGCACCCCTTCCACATGTTGGGAGTTGCTGGTGTTTTTGGTGGTAGCTTGTTTTCAGCTATGCATGGATCTTTGGTCACGTCTTCCCTTGTACGTGAGACAACTGAAACTGAAAGTCAGAACTATGGTTACAAGTTCGGACAAGAAGAAGAGACTTATAATATTGTTGCAGCCCATGGCTACTTCGGTCGTCTCATTTTTCAATATGCGTCTTTTAATAATAGCCGTAGCTTGCACTTCTTTCTCGCTGCTTGGCCTGTCGTGGGTATCTGGTTTACTGCTCTTGGGGTTAGTACTATGGCATTCAACTTGAATGGCTTTAACTTCAACCAGTCCATCCAGTCTTCAGATGGTCATGTCTTGAATACCTGGGCCGACGTTCTTAACAGAGCTGGACTTGGTATGGAAGTAATGCACGAACGCAATGCTCATAACTTCCCTCTCGACCTGGCTACTTCTAAGGCACCTACAGTCGGCTAGAAGTACGTCCGTTCATCCTTCGGGACGCATGACACCATAAGCATGGAACGGGGCTTGTGGAGGCTTCTAAAGAGGTTACTATGCAAGGCAAGACTTATTGCTATCGTGGTGTAAAGTACACCAAGTGAGATAGATCTTACAGAGGGGTGCAATTCCCCTCATCACTATTGGCACAGGCCCTTACGAGGATAACCTTTGCCGTCTAGACGGTGGGATAGACCACAATAAAATTAAATAACTCAAAGATCTTTGAGAGTCGTATAAATTAACTCTCTTTTAAAATGGCTTTTCAATCTTCGGTTAACCCCTCTCAGCTTACACAGCTGGGTCAGGCTAACCTAGCTGGCGACAAACGCGCACTGTATCTTAAACTGTTCAGTGGCGAAATGTTCAAAGGCTTCCAGAATAATACAATCGCTCGTGACTTGATCATGAAGCGTACACTTAAGAACGGCAAATCATTGCAGTTCATCTTCACAGGTCGTACCAAGTCAGAGTTCCATACTCCTGGCAACAGCATTCTTGGTGACTCCAATGGTGCGCCTCCTGTGGCTGAGAAGACGATCACGGTTGATGACCTGTTGATCAGTTCAGCTTTCGTCTATGAACTTGACGAAGTACTTTCTCATTACGATCTTCGTTCTGAGATCTCACGTAAGATCGGCTACGCTCTTGCAGAAAAGTATGACCGTCTTGCATTCCGTGCTATTGCACGTGGTGCACGTAAGGCTTCTCCTATCAGTGCAACTGGTTATGTTGAGCCCGGTGGTACACAGATTCGTGTTGGTGCAACTACCAATGATTCTGATGCTTACGTTGCTGCTAACTTGGTATCTGCATTCTATGATGCAGCTGCTGCTCTTGATGAGAAAGGTGTTACTTCCGATGGCCGTGTTGCCGTCCTCAACCCCCGTCAGTACTACGAATTGATCCAAGCTGTTGGTTCCAACGGTCTGGTCAATCGCGATGCACAAGGTACTGCCCTTCAGGGTGGCCAAGGCATCGTTGAGATTGCTGGCATCAAGATCTACAAGTCAATGAACATTCCGTTCCTTGGTAAGTATGGTACTGCTTACGGTGGTACAACTGGTGTAACCGCACCTGGTAACACTGGTGACTTTGTTGCTGAATCTCTTGAAGATGCATCCGGTGCTCAAACTGGTATCAATAATGATTATGGTACAGCAACCGAATTCGGTTCTAAGTCCTGTGGTCTTATCTTCCAGAAAGAAGCTGCCGGTATGGTTGAAGCAATTGGTCCTCAGGTTCAAGTAACTAGTGGTGATGTCTCCGTGGTATACCAGGGTGACGTTATGCTTGGTCGTTTGGCTTGCGGTTGTGATTACCTCAACCCTGCTGCTAGTGTTGAATTGTATGTTGGTGCTTCTGCACCTTCTGATTTCTGATATTTTTATATCCAATGGGAGTCTCTT